TTTCTTGTAAACCTTTGATTAAAAATGCTTATTCATAGTATTTTGTTAAAATTACAGGCAAATTTTCTTATTCTTTAAATTGCTTTATTTCATTAGTTTCACCAATCATACACATATAACTCATTATTCTAGTCCAATGATCTATATCTTATAATTGTGTTACTCCGTTTGTAACTTCAAATCTTAGTTTTAATCGTATATAATCTGGACCATATCCTAATGATCCAAATGATTTATATATAATATATGAACAAAAAGACGAATGATTGTTCATGACTTTATTTTTGGATTACATATTGTAATAAACTGCTATTTCTTTTGTCAAACCACTAGTGTCTGGTTTTTCTATAAAACCTATACTATTGTCATCTCCTAACATTAGTACATACGTTATTAAACTTCTGTTTCTCTTTATAAATTTAGTGTGCACTATCATGTTAACTATAAAATTACCTAATGCAGTATCTGGTTAACCTGTTAATCTCATTGCATCTAAAGTACCTTAAGAATAATTTGTTTTCCATCTCCAATTTGAATGTGTTGTTTTATACCATCTAGCTAAATTTTCTGGCATTCCTAATAATATATATAATTTAATTTCCAATTCTATCATCCAATGAGTTGTTTATCTATCTTATTTGCTTTAATCATTTTCGAAAAAATAATTTGTATCTTGTATAGTTGATAAAAACCTACTTATTTCCATTGGTGTCATTCCATCCGTGTATTTAATATTATCTTTTAACAACATTTTAATTCTATCTTTTAATTTATTAATTAATTATGCATACAGTATAACTATAGAATATTTTTACCATTATATTGTTCTTGAAACTTAATCGTCCCAATCTGTTAATTGTTGATCTTTTAACAAACTCTCAACTTTTTCATGTATGTTAATATCTGATATATTTCCTAAAACTAAATTTTTATTAATCATTAATTTAAAGTCATTCATTTTAACTTAACTATTATCGGTTTTTTCCAACCATTTTAAACTTTCATTATAATTAAAGTATATTGGATTTTATTGAAATTGTGGTAGTAATACACTCATTTTTTATTCATCAAAAAATGTTTCCATTAATTCATCTAATGCTATATCTATATCCAACTATTGTGTTTATATGTATTATACTGATAATAATCTTTCAACAATCGCATTTTATAATCCATATATTTGACCTTCTAAAATTGGGTAAGCCTATTCTGGATATTAAGTCATTGTCTGTTTTATTTTATAACTTAATTCTCCTATTTATTCTTTTGTTGTAAATTATCCTTTTTGTGGCATTGGTTTTGTAATATAATCAGTCAAATCTACATTGTCAAACAAATCAATTATGTTTGATAATATTTCTTTTTTATTTGACATAGTTTACACTTTTATAGTTTCAGTAAATAGTGGATCTATAAAAAATTCTTTGTAATCTACTAATCTTTAAGATTCATTATTCATATAAACATTGTGAACTTATATAGGTTCACCAAATTCTATATCATT